CTCTTTAATCTAATCGCCTCTTAAATCTAACACAAAATATAACACCTTATAACTAAATTATACACTATTCGCATAGCAAAATCAATAAAAAGAAAAGAGGTGCAGAATTAACTACACCTCTTTGAATGGATATATTATTTAGTTTTGTATTTATATACAGCCATGTTTACTGATGACTTATAGCTTAAACTATCGACTAGTTAGCGGCTACTTGTTTGTTGTCTACCAAAGTCAAACGATGATACATATATTTATTTACAGCCTTTTTGGCGTAAATTGTACAGAAACCACGTTGTGCTTTGAAGTCAGCATCAACCAATAATTGACTTGCGAATAAAGGCAAGTATGGAGCGTAAATATAGCCAGCTTCGATGAACATTTCCTAACATTTTAGCTGACTATTAAATTAAATAACTAACATATTTCTTGTTAGCACTGACTATATCATAGTTATTACCTTTAGGTTATCAGTAATAACTCCCTGCACTTCGGAACTTTAATTCCTACTCTACTCACTTAAAAGATGTAACCTATAATAACCTTGACCGAGTTACCAGTCTTACTTTACATCTCTGTTTTCGATAGTCGATGAACCCCATATATTTTATCTTTAAATGTGTCTATATTGACTATATCATCTTGTGTAATATACATTATATTACGTCCACATGAAACAACAGAACTAAACTTTAATTGATTTACTTCTAACTCTATTTCATGTTTAGGCTTGACTTCTAAAATTAAATCCAAATCCCTAAGATAAAAATCAGGATAATAATTATGAGATTTACCATCATTAGTAAAATATTCAAACTGTAAAGTCTCATAATCCCATTCAATATCTAAACTATCTAAATACTCAGAAACTTTAACTTCCCAAGAACTAGCAAAAATCATAGGTTCTCCATTATCTAAAATGCGAACACTTCTATGCTTTCTTACCTTACTACGATACTCTTTAGACTCCCAATTTAACTTACCTTGACGTGATTTTCTTTCTTTTTCACTTTCAAGTGATTGAGCCTTTTTCTGAGCATCTATAATACGATTTCTTACTTCTTGTCTCTTCCAAGTATTCTTTAATGTTTTAGACTTTCTTTTTTGTAAATCTTTATCTGACTGTACTTCAAGATGAATTTTATGCATTTTATCTTTAAACTCACTAGAACCCCACATTCGCTTTGAGTTCTCAGATGTCTTAGCTTTAACATCATCTCTATTGCGTACTACCTTCATCTTACTAGACATTTTACTTCTATAAGACTCAGATACTAAATCTACATTAGGATATTTAATTTTAAAATCTTTAATCTCAATACCATGTGCCTTTATATGTGATGTCATATTCATTAACTTTTTACCACATATAGGACACTCAACATAGTCTTTACACATATAAATTACACCTACCTTACATGTAAATAATACAACATATAAGAGAAAATGTAAATATATAAGGCTGCTGATTGTACATTTCATCGTTGTGGAGTGCTAACCCACAACTCATACTGTTAATTTTTACACTTTGGTATAACAGTCTTTAGCACGTCCCAGCAATTCACAGGGTTTTACAAGGGCAAAATGTATCAACTAAGCAATACTAACTTGCTTACCCTTAGCACCTACCAAGATTTCATTATCAGGGTAGTATGGATTTTTATATACTTTGTATTTTTCATCCAAGATACCTACCAAGTGTGGACCACCAACGATACCATTTGTAGATACACGTTTGAAGATTTCACGTACTTGACCGATATTTGTATTCAAGGATTCAATGTATGTAGCGGCATTTTTACCACAGATAATAAATGTAGCTTCATAACGTTTAGTGTTACCAAGAATTGTATTGGACGCATCATTGATAGCATTAAACAATGTAGCTTCATGTGTTTTAACGTCTTGACCTTTATACTCAGGAAGTTTATTCCAAGTAGATTGGCTACCAGCAATTTTCAACAAGTCCTGCATTATCTCGTTATCAATTTCGTAACCAATTTCACCAGAAGTGGCTTTAAGGATTACTGTATCCATATCTAAGCCGAATGACATTTTTAACTTTAATATTACGTACTAATCGTTTCCATTAGTACTCTCATACTTTCATATGAGAATAGACTATATCATGTACCTAAACAGGCACCCTAGCACTTCCATTTAAGGGATTCTCACCCACTCACTAGAGCCGTACTCCTTTTGACGAATTTCACGTCTATACACAATGATTTTATTTTTTGACGTATCATTGCTTCAGGATAGTCGTTGAAGTCCATATAATTTATATCATATAAACCTGCTGATTACCAATTATAAACAGTACTTAGGACGTATCTCCATAGATACGCTTTTATTTCACCTTATACCATCTGTGAACTTGTTTCTGACTTTCGTCACCTAATATTAGGTATCACAGCTTTACGGCTTTTCAGCAATTCACTAGGTTATTCAAGACTCTATTACTAGAATCATGCGACTTAAAAATGTAACCTAAAAATTACATTTTATGCAATTTTATCGTATGCCACGTCAAACATATAACTTTACATTACTTTACAACACGTTACATTGTAAATCTTATAATCTCTTATAAGAATAGACTATATCACTACCATATCTTTTAAAGACTTAGGTACTCTATTTTTCCATTTAAGGGATTCTCACCCACTCGTTTGAGCCGTACTCTTATTGACGAATTTCACGTCTACTCACAACTTTTGTTGCTTTCAGATAGTCGTTGAAGTAGTAATTAAATCAAGTAATTTATCTTTATCATCTAAATAATCTTCACCAACATATACTATATTACAACCACTATCTATTACACTCTGAAACTTAGCCTTATTTACATCCGTATCTTGTAACTTATCAGGCTTAATTTCTAAATATAAATCGTAATCTATTAAGTATATATCAGGATAATAAGAATGATAACCCCCATTAAAATAATAACCAAACCTTTTAAATTCATACTCATACTTAATACCTAATTCACTAAGCAATGAACAGATACTAACTTCATATGAACTCTTTAGCTTTATTGTATTACCATAACAATCAATGTAATCAACCCACCTAGACTGACTATCAAATGCCTTACGTACAAACTCAGGGTCTTGCCACAAACGTAACATATTTTTAGACCTCTTAGCTTTAACATCTGGTCTCTTATTTGACTCTAACATTCTAGATACTTTTTCTTTTTTATAAGCATCATCCATCCAAACCTTCTTTGAATGTTCTCTGCATCTTTCCCTAAAGGACTCATCACTATGATGCTTACGAATAGCATTAACTCTCTTTTCTCTGATTTTTGAATCTTTCCATTGTAGCTTAGAATTCTCAGACCTACGTTTTCTGAAAGACTCATCACTCATTACTTTCTTTTCGTTAACGCTTTTTAATTTTATATGATTTTCACATTCAGTAGGAATATCACCAAACTTCTCCCTAAAGGAAGATATATTTAAACCATGTGTCATCATATGTCCACCTGTTAGCTTTTTATAATGCTTACCGCAAACAGGACAGACAACATAATCAACACCCTCTACTTTACTCATAATTACCACCTGCTGATAATCTATTTTTATACAAACCCTTAGCAATATGATACAAACTCTGTACCAAGTTATATTATACCATATCTTTTATTTCAGCATAGGTCATGTTTTACCTTGTTTCTGTTTTTCAACTCTCTATATTAGTATAAAGCGTAAAACCTTTAAGACTTCCCAGCAATTAATAGAGTTATTCAGCACAGAATTTCTTCTATGCGGCCGCATATATGTTTACGGATTTTAATTTACGTGGACGAGCAACTACTGGCTCAGAAACTACACGTACATCAACTTGGTCTACAGGAGCATCAAAGCTATTTTGGTCATAATCAAAATCAGCTTCCAAATGTGCAACTGTTACACCAGTCAATGTGATTTCACCTGTTACGTAATCAACAGTACCAGCACCTAAGCCTGTACTAGCTGTATCAGTAATAGTACCTTTTTTACCATCAGCATTAGGAACATCAATTAACTCTGAACCGATTTTATCTTCAGAAGTCAAACGGAATGTACCAGGTTTAATAGGAGTATGCAACACTTTTTGAGTTACATTACCACCTGTGATAGTCAAGGACTCACCACTTACGTGTTCACCACTGAAATCACCACCAGTGAAACCACGTTGAGATGAAATCATATCAGTACCAGCTTTGATGCCACCTTTGTTGTTACCATAAGTGAATTTCAAGAAGAATACTTGACCATTCCTACGGTCAAGAGGTTGAACTGATACAATATCATTCGCAATCAAATTAGGCATGACTGCTGTAATAATGTCAAATACATTAGATGTAAATGTATTAACCATAGAAATATCAGTACCTTCATGAATAGCAGTACCATTCATCATACGACCTTTTGTCATTTCCAACTCAGATTTTGTATTTTCAAGCAACAAAGAAAGTTGAGTTGCTTCTACATCGGAGTAACCTTCTACATGTTCTTTAACTACATCTGTATATGCACTCCAAGATTCCAACAATGGACGATATTGTTCGTAAATATTTGTTTTCATATGTTAAATTATTTTCCCTTAAAATAAAATTTATACTAACTTATATAATAATGAATACTAACCCCTACGATTAGAGAATAACTCACCAACTCTAGGTTTAGTATTTACGATATTCTCTTTTCTAACACGGGAAGATTCATTAACAATTTGAGTATCTACAATAGAATTTTTAAATGTATTCATACTATTGTTATTACTCATAGATTCACATATAGAATACACATCAGATTTATTAAAACCTACAGGCAACTTTGATTGAACTGATTCTACTGTTAACCCATAATTACCAGCAATAACTGAAATTAAATCATGTTTGATTGATTTATTTACAGCTTTGATGGAATTATAAGATTCATCAAGTGAATCAACCTCACCACAAAGTTTTCTAATTTTTGCCTCTAAATCTTTAATCTTCTGTTCGTATTCTTCAATTTGGTTATCTCTCCTATCAATAGCAGATTGATAACCACCCTCAACACCATCTAACTCTTCAGTCAATGACTGTACATCTGTTTTTAAAGCTGTGATTGTATCTTGCTGTGCTTGAATTAATGCATCTTTCTTATTAATATCAGTAACAGCTAATGCAATCTCATCATAAGCTTCAGATAATTCATTTTCTAATTTGTCTTTATCTTGTGAAAGATTTTTATTATCCTCACCTAAAGACTTATTAGTTTTTAAACTCTCATCTAGCTTACGTTCTAACTCTCTATTAGATGTAGTCAAACCCTCTTGAATTAGAGAAGTATTTTGATACTTTAATGCCTTGCAGGCTTCCTCAATAGAATTTAACTCATTTAAATCAGACTGTAACTCATCAATCTCATTTTGCAACTCAATAATCTGTGCATCTTTCCTTGCAATAGTGTCTTTTAGGCTTTCAACTTCAGATTGTATCTCGACCTCTTTATTCTTAGAGTCTTGAAGTACATTTGAAATTTTATTTAGAGCATTGTCTAAACTTTGTTTCAAACCCTCATTCTCTTTTTCAATAGATTGTTTTTGAGCCTTAATAGATTGAAGTGTTCGCTGTAAAGTATCAATTTGTGATTCACTATCATCAATAACCTCAATAGTGTCTCCGTCATCTACAACAGCTTCATCACGTTTAGCAACGATTATATCCTCAACACTTTCAAGCAATAACCTCTCAGGTGTTAAGTCATAACCATCAATGCTATATATAAAGGACTTAATATTTTTAAAGTCCTTTTCATCACACTCTTTAATAATTTTAAAAAGAGCGTTATGAACATTTGTCTCTAGTGCCTGTTTTTCAACTACACCCTCAGTTACAACATCATTAGGACGTGCAGACTGAACAGACGGAAATGGAACAGCATCAAAAGTAATAAAATTATATTGATTTTCATCTACCTCAATATAATCCTTACGTTGATGTAATGCACCACCAGCCCTAGAGGAGTAGCCGATAACACCACCAGCCTCATATAATGTATTAATGATTCTACCAAAAGGAGTATCAAGAATATGTATCTCACCAAAAATTTGATTAGATTGTGGTACTTTCCACATCTTAGCAATCCTGTGAGAAACCCTCTCAAAATCTACTTCCATCCTATCAGCGGGGTGATTAGCCTCACCATATAGAGTATTATACATTAACTGTTCTGTTACGTATGGACTAGCAAGAACATTATCCCATAACTTCTCAGAATACTTTCTACCATTCCTATTTAGAGAATCCCACTCAGCAAGCGGCCCTCTAATTACCCTTAGAACAGAATTAGAGGTAGAATCCGTAGGTACATTACTCTCATACACACTCCTATCAAATACAGAAATATCTGATAAGTATGTCTTTTCACTATTATTCATGCTTGTACCTTAATACCCCCAAAGTAACAATAAAACATTATCAACTAGCAACTTACTAGTTAACAATATGTATAAAATTGAAATACAAAATCTACTTTTAAGGTCTATAATGTACACCAATTTATATTACTTGAAAACATTATTACCATAAATATCTGCATGATAGACCATTAAAAGAAAAGGGAATATACAAAATGTGCATATTCCCTCATATTGTACATATTGATATATAATATGTACTAAAAATATTTATATGTTTAAGTGAAATTAATCACCATTACCCTTAAATACCACATACCTATCTTGTTTCTTAGCGTAAGAGTCAATAGCACTCATATATGAAATATCTCTCTTACTAGTCAATACCCAAATAATCCTATCTCTATACTTCTTTAACCATTTTTGATATGTAGGGTCTGATACAGTCCTACTAGCAGTAACAACACAGTCAGATAAGATAATAATAGAGTCTGGGTTTTTAACCTTCTTCATCATTGCATGGACACCAGGTACAATGTCTGTACCACCTTCAGCCTTAAACTTCATTAATTCAGCTTTAAGTTTAGTACCTTTACACTTAACCATACGCTTAACACACTCAGCGGCACTCCAAGCCTCAAAAGGTATGATGTAGAATAATACATTCCTCATCTGTTTATCAGCCTTAATCATTGCATCCATTTGCATGATAACCTTTTTGAACGCACCACTACCCATAGAACCTGAGCAGTCAATCAAAACAGCAACTTTAACCATCTGTGTTTCAATATCTTCCCTACCAGGAGGTGCGTCTTCGATACGTTTATTAATCATGTTAGGATTCATAGTAATACGTTGACCTAATGCTTTTCTGAAAAGTTTTTCTAATTTAGCTTTCCAATCAGCAACCATACTATTACCTTTAAATAGTGTAGTCATTGTACCAGCCCCAAAGTCTTTATAGTTGTCTAAAGATTGTTGGTTAGTGTTAGCTAATGTCTCATCTTTATCTAACTCCTCTTGCATACGTTTAGCGGCTTCCCTAACAATCTTATCAACAACACCCTTACCATCAGTATCATCTAAATCATTGCCTTTAGTGTCATGTGCTTTCTTGAAATCATCATTAGGTTTATTGCCTTTTTCAGCTTTATCGCCTCTACTACCACTACCAGCTTGACTGTCTTGTGATTGAGAACCTTCACCACCCTGTGAGTCAGAACTATCACCTGACTGAGAACTACCACCTTGTTGAGAATTATCACCTTGTTGAGAATTATCACCTTGTTGAGAATTATCACCTAACTGAGATTGTCCACCATTTTGTGATTTATCACCACTCTGTTGATTTGAGTTATCCTCTGTTTGAGAAGTAGAAGATTGAGAACCTTCACCACTAACCTCACTTGCCCTCTCTTTAGCAGTATCAGACATGTTCTCTTGCTCTTTATTTAATGCATCTTCCATTTCAGATGTACTATCTAAAGAACTACTATCATCGCCCATATTAGAAGAACCATCATAATTAGGTGGTGCATAGGAATTATCCTCTGATGTCATACCACCAGAAGAACCACCACTCTCGCCACTCCCATTATCTCCAGATGAACCACCCTCGCCATCTGAATTATTATTGTTGCTCTGTTCTTCTCTATCAGTATCTAAATCTTCACCATACAAATCATTATCTAAATCCCTATCTTGTTTAGAGAATTCATCATTAGGCTTATTTTCGCTACTACTAGCATAAGGATTGGCATCTTTACCACCACTAGAACCTTGTGAACCATTAGAATTATCACTATTACTCTTACCCAAAGGATTGTTATCTACAGGGTCAGGTATGGAACTATTAGAACCACCCATCTTACTATCACCACTACTACTTTGTTGTGAATTGTCATCACTATCAACAAAAGTAACATCTACTGGCTGTAAATCAAAAATAGTAAATTCACCTAAATCATTACCTGTAGGTACAAATATTCTTTTCTTTAACTGTTTTTTAGCCATCTATTTTATACCTCCATTATAAATGATTATCTGAATCGTCTAAAACAACACAAGGCTCTTCTCTAACGTCTTCAACATGGAATGAGCCATTTACAATCGAAGTAACAATACCAAATTTCTTCCTCTTAGAAATCCACACTATGTCACCGACTTTAACGGACTTAGGCTGTGTTCCACCACCCATATCACCCATGTCATTACTAGAATCATTACTATTAGAAGAATTATCAGCTAAATCTTCAGCAGATAAGCTTGTTTTTTCTTCAGTCGTACCTTCTACCCATGAACCATAAGAACCATCAATAGGTATAATGTATTTTCTATCTAAATCAGCATAGAAGTTACCACTATCAACATATACAGGAGAGTTTAGCTTAGAATTATTACCTAAATCGGTAACATCCACTTTATCAATCTTAGCTTTATTAACTGTATACACATCTAAAGTAATATAATCATCTTTCTTAACCGGTTTATACCCTTTAATGATGCCAACAATATTAGTACCCTTAACTTTTACCAAAGTACCATTAGGTAAAATCTCTTTATCAGATACCTTTTCCTCATCAGTAATCCCACCAGACTTACTCCAATAGATTTTACCATCAGTCAAGACTCTAATAACATCTGTAATAACCCTTTGGAATATGTGAGAGCTTGCACGTAACTCTCTAAAAGCAGAACCTACAAAGAAATTACAAAATACATCAGCACCCCAATAATCACTTAGACTATCTTTACATCTCTTTACTTCAACTGTTGCATCTTTATCTAACCCTGACACCTTGTTTAATGTAGCAACAACAGTATTTATCATATCATCAGCAGATTTAAATTTCTTCAATCCAACATTGTGCTGTACCCTCATATGAATTGTATCTTTAATGCAATTAGCTGGGAATACACCACTAGAAGAACCATGACGTGTTAAATTAGGTGTTCTAGCTAACGCTACTTTAAGTTTAGCATTGATAAAACCATCCATAACCACGTTATCCATACCACCACTAGCATATGTCCCATCTAAGTCTACATCACTGTTACCACCACTAAAATGAACTTGATTGTTAGTAATCAAATGTGCCATCTCATGAGCAATAAAGAATGTTAACAAGTACACATAACAATCCTGCAATGAATTATATAAATTACCCCTATTAACGTATTCCTCTAAAGCCTCTCTAAGAATGAATCTAGGATTATAGTGATAAATATATCTACCTGTCTTTTTATGTAAACCAACAGCTAATGTAGAGATATTAAAGTTCCTTAAATGTTTAATAGAATCTGACTTAAACAAAGAATATGCCATTAAGTCAAAACGCTTTAAATTGTTTTCAACTAAAGGCAACATTGAATCGTAGATAGCATTATAATCACACTTATCTACCAACAAATCGAATGTCATTGTTGCTTCTTTAGTGTTATATTTTATAGGTGATTCGTTAAAGTCAGTAATGCTATATGGTGTATCCTCAAAACCACCCTCAACATAAAAATACTTCTCATCATCCCTAGAATATAAATCACGTTTAATTATAATCCTAAATACATTCTTAGAACCATCAGCAAGTTTTACATTCTTGTTAGACATAAAGAACAAACTAATTACTGCTTTGTTATCGTCAAAAATATCACCGTTACCAAATACAATTTTCTCAAAAGTATTATTGTCTAATATATCTTGAATGACTTGCATGTTAACATACTTACCACTATTAAGAGATTCTGTGATTGTATTATAACTCTTTAATTCTTCTACATCTTCAGTAGATAAACTATTAATATAGTCTAATACTTTCTTTCTCCTATTTCTCTCATTAATAGATAACCCCATTAATAATCCCCCAAATCAATTAAACAATAAACTTTTCAATGAAAGCATTATATGTGTTAAAGCCACTGAAAGTCCTATACTCACCTTTAACAAATGAATATACAGCATCCGTTACTACTTTAACAATAGTACCACTACCATATGCACCTTTAGAAACATAATACCTTACATCAACTTTAAGACCATCAACATAAATTGTATCATTCAACTCAACAAAGTCTACACCATTATCAATAATCCTAGAACTATAAGGATTATAAGAACGAATTGCAGTATTTAAAATTGAGAAGTCAAAATCAGGAGCATAACACTCAACTAAATCACCACTACTTACGATATTATCACCAAAATCGGGTAATGTATCAATAGGTAATCTAGAAATAAAATCATTAACATGTTTGAAACTTAACATATTTATATTCCTTTATATAAACTAATAGAGGTGTATATCCATGTCAAAAACATATCGAATATAACACCTCTATTCTACAAATTAATTATAATACATTGTATTTAACATTCTTAGGTGTTTTTGATTTTTTGCTTTCCTTAATAGCTTTTTTGATATTTTCAATATCTTCTCTAGATACTTTATTACCAAAATCACTAGTAATATCTATAATCCAATCGTCACCAACACCCTCAGCCAACTGATACATATCCTCTAGATTTTCACCTGACCTCTTCAAGAAAAGTACCATGTTATCTGCATTAGGTAAAATGTCTTTAATACCAGTTAAGAACATTGCATAGTTTTCATTAGGTAGTGTTTTACCATGAGCCTCCATGAAATCATTACACAAGTCTAAGCAATACTTAACAATGCTCTCAGTATTACCACTATATTTAGAGAAGTTACGTTGTACAATCTTCATAAATGGAATAATAAGAGTTTTATCACTCAACTGTTCAATAGTAATATCTTCATCTAAATTTGTACCAAATGTATTATTAAAGTACTTAGTAAACTCACCTAAGATACTCTCACCTAAGTACATTTTAAACATATCTTCACGTTTATTACTAGTATTGATATCTAATTGCCTCACAAAACCAGCTAAATCCTCTACTAAATCAATAGTATCACTACATTCAACCCTATCATCAGCAGACATAGGTTTAAGTGTAAATTGTTTTAAATCATCTCTACACTGAGCCAAGCTATCAACAATATCACTAGCAGAAATTGATGTATCACCAACTTTAACAGTATCACCAATTAACAAAGATTCCCAACTATCACTACCATATAATAATGAATCCAAGAACTTAATTGTTTTTTGAGCATGACTTTCTAAAGAATCAGACTGTCTTTCTAGAATTAAATCCTCAAACTGCATTATTACATCATCTGTAAACAAGATTTTACCATTGAAAGCCTTAGCTTTAAATGTTCCATTTTCTTGTCTCTTACCACGCATAGATTTAATATCTTTAGATAACTGTAACATGTTACGTGTAGATGGTTGAGCATCCTCTAATGTACGTTTTTCTACACTAGCCATAATTTTTAAAGCTTGCTCTGTATCTAAACCCTTGAAGAACTCAATCAATGTACCATCGATTAAACCCTCTTCTTTTTGAGATTCCATAAACTCAATCCATGAAGCTACGTCATTCTCATCATAGTTTTTCTTCCAATAGATTGAGAACCTAGCGGCAAAGGCTGGGTCAAGTGTACCAGTATCACCATAGCCACCTGCCTCATCGTCCATACCTTCCCAAGCCATGTTACAAGCGGCAACTACTTTAACTCTATCTTTATAGTTAGAGAAATCAACACCAGCAAAACGATAGTCAGAAATAACCTCAAATACAGCTGATGTAACTGTATTAGAACTTACCCTATTAACTTCATCAAAGAATAGAATAACCTCTCTACCCTCTTTAAGTGCAGTTACAAACCTATCTTTAATAGTCTTGTCAGGTGCTCTCAAAGTCATGATATCAGTCATACCATACTTAATATCAGCAGATACATTAGCTACAACACTTTGTAAATCTTTAGATACATCATCAAGACCACTACCTTTAAGAATACCACCACCAACATATTCTGTTAATGACTGTTTAACTGGCATACCCATAAGGTCAACAGCATCTTTACTAGCTAAGTTAACATTAATTAAAACTGGCTCTAAACCTGTCTTAATCTTAGCTTTCTTCATATACTGTTTAACACGACTGGTGTTATGAGAAATGAAACCATTAGCAATAAATGTATGAGTTTTAGGAATTGTTACGTCATATACAACATGAGTACCAATCTCTTCAACACTAACTACAGTACTAACATTGCAATTTCTTAAATAAGAAATTGTTTTAAATTCATCCCATAATGGATAAGCAATAAACTCTCTCTCTAATTTATTATCTTCAATAAAGGAAAGAATATTATTGATAGAAGTTCTATGTCTATCTAAATCGTTACTGAAATAACCTGTTTTTAAATTCTTATACTGAGTACGTGTCATACCTTTAGACTCAAAGCATACCTTGATTAAGAAATTAATCTCATCACGTAAAACAGAACCACATTCTAATGGAATATCTAATTTACCTTGTCTAGTCTTACCACCAAACTTAGAAATTAATTCTTCAGCCTGTTCATGTTTTAATACCAATAAGTCTTTAATTAACAACATCAACTCAACGCTATCCCTAGCATTAAGACGCAATCTAGGATAGTAGCTATCGTAATCTTTATTGTATCTGTCTTTACCACGATAAGCCTTGAAACCTAAAGAAGATAACACATCTTGTAAATCAGAAATCAAAGATTCACTCTTACAACAGAACTCTACATACCCATAATCACCACTATGTGCAATATACCCATCTGTATCAATATAACCAGCAAGTACATTTAGAATGTATTCATATGAACCACTTCTAGGGAAATGCTCTTTATCAACATCACCCCAAGTATAATTATATACTCCAATTTCCCACAACTCTTTTTTAAGGTTTCTTCCTTCTCTAGGGAACTCTTTATATAACCTATAAATCTTACCACTATCTCTTAAAGCACTACGGAAATTGTCAGACCTTGTACGTTTTGTTGTATCTTCAATAAATCCATTTTCATTTAATAATGTAACTATTCTCTCTTTATTATAAGAAAGAGTTAAACTATTACAACCTTTAGCTTTATTTGAAACACAACCATCACCTAATACAAAGCCATACATATAGGCATTGAAATCATGTTTAATATCTTTGAAATAAGAAGAATCAAATTTCTTAGATAATAAAACATCACCATCCTTAATATCTAATGCTTTCTTCCATACAACACCTTCTTTAGAAAGTACACGTAATGGGTGATTTTTAGTTACCTTAATAACACTACCATAATTATCTTTGATAGCAACAACCTCATCACAAACTTCTCTATATGTATGAGAAGTAGTAACATAATCAGTTAAACCATCTATAACATATTCACGTTCAAGATAACCATCTGTGAAATCAAGATTTTTAATCTCAGTAATACCCCCATCGACACGAATAATTGTATCACCAGTAACACATTTACCTAAAGCACTCGGGCCAATTAACATAGCAGGAGAGCCTGTCTCTAAAGCAGTTGATAAGAAGTCACCTACATCATCTTTAACAGGTTCTTTTACATTATCATAGTTACTATAACCTTTAGATTCTAAGAAAGGAATAAACTTCTCACAACACCACTTAGAAACATAACCCTCTAAGATTTTGCGTTTATAAAGTTTTTCCTCACCACCATCTTCCTTACCATCATTTTCAGCCTCAGCTGTTTTGTCAACTGAGTATAAATAATCAGATAACATATCCCAAGTACGATAATTAGGGAATACCTGAGTACGCTGTTCATTATCGGATAAACCCTCAGCAATAGCATCCAATACAGGCTTATCTGTATACACCATGTCACGATTATTATTTAAAAACTCTAATACAACAGGATGAATATTAGTTACACCCTTAAAACCTCTCTTATCAGTAGTACCACTTGCCCACTCAAACCATCTATCCATAACGTCATTAGGATATACTTTTAAAGGAATAAACCTATTAGAGTATGCTACGTCTAAATCAGTGTTAACGTCATAAAGCATATCTAATTCCATACGATATTCCTCACGCTCAACACCTTTTTGAATATCAAGGTTAGTAGCGGCAACAAACTTACAACCATTCAAAGTCATATCATTTAACTTCTTCTGATTGAGAAGTTGTACCAGAATCCCATTAACCCCCTTATCACGACAGCGTGTAATTTCATCACAGAAAAGCACAGGTGTACGCATATAGTTTTTATATTGTAACTGCAACTCTACAATTTTAGTTTTTTGCTCATCAGTTAAATATTTTTTCTCAGTCTCTACACTATTACCATCAGAAGCTACACTAGACTCAGTATAACCCTTTTGTAGGATATCTTCTAATTTCTGATATGATTGTTTACAAAACTCACGGAAACCATCAGAACAAACTACAATCTCTTCCATAGGACAAGCATAACTATATTTCTTACCCTCTACCTCACCAATTTGGAATAAACCACTATAGTCCAACCTAGAAGTAAATGCAACCCTAAAGTCAACCATCCTATAGTTATATTTTTTACACAACTCTTTAACAGTAGCAGATTTAAATACAGCAGTCGGCCCAATAAGTAAAGGAACTACCTCACGTCCTCCACTATTCATCTCCTCACCCTCTGGTAAAGAGAAATAAGCATCTAACCAAGTATATACAACGTCCTTACCTTTAATATCTTCAGCATCATTAGATTTACCTTTTTTACGTCTATCTTTTAGAAGTTGTAATGTATCTAATGCAGACTCCATAATGTAACTTTCATCAATATGTTCATTGCTAAACAACCACTCGGATATAGAAACTGTATCCATCTTATCTGAATCCTCTAATACTTTATATTCAGAATAAGATTCAGAAGAAATATCTAAACCATTCGCACAAGCATTAATGAATGTATCTGTTAAAATATCCTCAACAAGATAAGCACCATTGCATTGGAATATTGCTCTATCAATGTCATTAACTAAATCTACCTCAATCAGGTTAGCAACAGCTTGATAGTCAAATTCCATAATATCAACAATAATCTCACTACCAAAAGTACCACTGAAAATATTGAAAACAGTACTAGGTAGTTCTGCTAAGAATAGTGTATTACTAGGCATAATCCTATAGGCTTTAAATACCTTATTTGTTGAATCTTTACTAGAAGAATCAAAATCAACAATCAAAGGCTCATAACCTAAGAACTCTTCAACGGCATGAACCTCACGCACGTTTTTAACAAAATCCGCTTTATCTAAAAACGGAAAGTAATTACTAATACTATACATGTATAACCCCTATTATCTGAAATCTAAGATTGTCATAATTCTCTTCATAGTTGAAAAATAATATTTCATTGTAGAATTATCAACACTCAAAGCTAACCAATCATCAATAGTCTTAGTGTCAAACTCCTCAAATGAATTGATATATTTTAAAATAGACTGACCTAACCCTAAATCATTCAAAGTCAACTTTTCTGCATCAAGACCAACACGTCTCATCTCACTATATGTAGAAACATATAAAGTTACAATCTTAGAAAGTAACAAAAATCTCAAAAAGTGAATACCAACTAGTAAACGAAGATTATCTTCCTTACCACCCTGAAACTCACTAATCCGACCTTCAACCTCATGTAAATATTTCCTAAGAGATTTAAGCTTTACGTCCTTAACAAACCACTTATACTTAGTAGGAAATACATTCTCCAAGTTGATACTCTCTAAACTAAAATTACCATTCTGAGCCATCAAATCTAACTCAGAATCTAAGTCACTCTTAGCATATTTAATGAAAGAAACTGCCTGTGGTCTAAATTTACCAAAAATGGAATCACCAACAGTTAAAAACTTTCTTAACTCTATGAGTGTTTTATCTTTATAAAAGAGATAACCTCTCATCGAAACCTCACTAATTTACTATTTAAATAACCCCAACAAGGGATATGAAATATCATCTACTAATTTACCTACATGATATAATTTAGGAATTGAAACCCTAACAAAGTCTTTCTGTCTACTCAGCATAGTCTTTCGATATAAAGAACCATTATATACTAATGGATATATATTCTTAATATAATCAACAACTAAAATTGAAAACCACTCCACTGTAATATTATTACCATGCAATACCCAATCAACATTCAACGATTTTAATAAATAATCAACTATAGGTAGTTTATCATTTTCAACTGCATACTGTAAAAGACTGAACTTACCCTTACAGATAAAAACATCAATTATATTGTATACAACAGTCTTAACATTATCATTACTATAATTATTAGACTGTAAAGAGTTAGCTAATCTATGTAAAAACCTACTATATTCTAACTCTTTATGTATATTAGGTTTAGAAGAATACTCTATCTTCCGTTGTTTTATTAAAAACCCATAAGAAAGCATTGCAATAAGATACGCAACTGGAATACCTTCAGAAATATAATACAATGTTAATAAATCAGCATTAGGTTTTGAAGTCTTAACAATATCAGACCAATTAATAGTGTCTTTACCCTTGACAATATACTGATATGTATTTACTATGTCATCACTAGCAGTATTCTCTATGAAAGAACCATAAAATAACACTGCCTGTGATTGTAATTTACAAGACAACGATACACACGAATCTATGAAACCCCTTACAGGATTATAACCACAAGAAATCATATCCATAACATCTGTTATAAACTCGTCTATATCTGATAACTCAGACTTTTGTCTAACAATAGTATATACAATAGAATTTGATTGACTATCAGGTAATGTACTCTCGTGCATATCTCTAAGAACAGTAACTATACTATTCTCAACCATCTCAATGTTAAACTTAACCATAGTCAAGAACATATTTATATTAAAATACTCAGGTAACTTTTTAACCTTAAATGATGATTTTATAATACTAGATATATTTCCTATAACAATATAATCACTTGTCACATTTAAACCTAAAGCAATATCACCATTTAAAACATTCACAGATAAACCTAAAATATTGACAAACTCAGCATCTGAATCTAAAACCTCAACCCTAAGATAATCGCTAACAACATCTAACTCTCTAATCTTTTTCTTCTCACTAACCTTAGCGAACTGTGTTGACCTTATAAAAAACTTATTTACATTACTCAAAGAATGTAATTCTTTAATCCAATCAACACTTATGTAGGTAACTTTATCTTTTGTGATAACATTATTCATCTTATAAGAATTTCTTCAACAATTTAGTACTCATCTTATGAACTAACATAAGAATCCTACGTAACATTTTCTTATCAGTATCAATCTGTAACTCAGTACCTGTTAATGAAATAACATCAGTAATTCCGTCATCCTCAGCATCCCTAGTAATTAATTCTAAGGAGTTAATAGTACCACTCTCTACAGTATCTAACAAAGAATTTACAATGCCTGTATCTTTAACAGGTTTATACGCTTTGAACTTCTTATCATATGTCCTAACAACACTATCAAAGTATAAGTCCCTCTCATCTTTATCAGATAAATCATATGCACTAGGGTTTAATGAAGAATCGTCACTAGTCATATAACGTAATGCATCAATATTAGATAAAGCCTGTAATTCCTCATTAGACATTGTTTCAATATCACCCAAAGAATTTTGGTCAGTATTATCAACATTTGAAATAAGAATATCATTAAAGTTTTTAAACGATTCAGCACTATCAATATTAAGCATTATATCACTAGCACCTTTGATAGCTAGATAATCAGTATATGCATGTGTCTTAACAATACCACTTAAAGAGAAACCAACAGCTGGCTGTTCAGCCAACTCAGTTGCGTTATCAAACTCTTCACTAGGATGCATCTCTCTAAACTCATACATATTTTTATATTGAGCGAAGAAATCAGTATCACCTAATTGCAACCTAGCAATATATGACAATGTATCTAAAGAACCCAATACAACTTTAACCCTAGAATATAAACCAGCGATTGTACCCCAATAATAGAATAGATATTTTAGTGTAACAAATACAATATCATCAACTGTCTCGTCAGAAACAGCCATATTTTGCACATTTACTTTTGATTTTACGATATTGTAAACAATACTATCAAAAACATCATTCTCTGAACTAGAGCCATTATCACCAGTGTAATTTCTAACAATATCAGCAAGAACACTCTTAGACAATAAATCCATTGCTTCCTCTGTACTACTGATACCCATCTTCTTAACACCACTAGCTAAAGAGTATGCACCACCGCACTTCAATGCTGTTGCTACAGCACGTGCAATGTCATAACCCATACCATTTTCGCTAAATACCTCATTAGCAATCTCTTTGGCTCTACCCCTTGAAATCTTACCCTTTGTTTGACCTCTGTCAAACAAAGGGTAAGAATTAAGAATTAAATCCCTATTATACAAACTCTCAACACGAATAGAGCCACTATATGTTTTAATGTACACATTAAAATCATCAGACACATCCATACCTAAAAACTTATACGTATCGACTTGCTTATCTGTGTACACACAACATACCTCAGAACCCTCAGATAGACCATATTGTTTATCTAATTTAACAAATAAGTCGCTTATCGGAGTTGCGTTTACGTTGTACAACCTAGACTGACTCAATAACGTCTCGTAGATATCTTTTGCTTTTTTATTCTTAATATTTGTCTCTTTCAATTCTGGTAAATCAAAAACAGACGTTAAATTGTCACCAAAGACATCTTTGAATACTTTAGAATCTAGTCTATACTTTACTAAATATGTAGACACTAGAAATACTCCTTTACATCAAAAAACGCATTTAACGTATTAAACTTAATTAAATTTAGTACTAATCTTATATATAGTACCTATAATATTTACTTGTAACTACCTATGCCTACCCCTAGAAACACTTATTGCCTTATTTTTGTTTCTCATCCTAGCATTTCTACCTTTGGCTATATCTTTACCTAAACCATTCCATCTATTTTTATGTTTTGTTAAAGCTTCTTTACTCCGTAATTTAGATAAATTACTACTCTTTTTATCTCGTAAAGAACCAACTACTTTAGTTTTAAACAAGTCAGTTGTTATTTTATTGTTATTAAAAGACATAACAGATAAAACAGCTATCAAATGCTTACAGATAGTACCCTCTAGATTAGGATTCTTAATTTTAGGAAATCTGTTTTCTTTATCTAACCCATACCCCATATTCCAAGCCATATATTTATAACCTTTATATAGGAAATCCTCACAACTGCAATATACTGATAAATCACCATCAAGTAATAAACGTGTTATCTCAGACTTCTTAAAGTCTTTTAATGCTTTTATATCCTTAACATCATTCAACTTTATCTTTTGTTGATATTTCTTATTAGGTGTATATTGACTATTTGTTATGAATTCAATACAACCATCATTGTTAACACCTTTATATGTAGTCGTTAACTTTTTTGCTCTAGCTTTTCTTTTACTCTCAGCACCACTTAGTAACTCTTTCTTTGTTGCTTCATTAATAGATTGGATTGAATGTCCCTCTTTAAGAAGTCTATCATACCTACTATCAAATGCTATTGCTTGATATTTTGTTAAGAAATCCTCATAATACCTAGCATCCCTATTTTTATCAATTAAAAAAGAAAAAGGAAGATACTCCTCATTTAGAATATCTTCCAAATCAAGGTTAAATGAATCTCTTGTACCTTTTTGTAACAAATTTTTTAAAGTCATCTTTACCTCTACCTAAACCATCATTAATGAATGTACCTAAAATGATGTATAATTCATTAATAGGGTATTCGTCAATGCTTCTATTATTTATTTGTGCTTCAATGATATTATGTGTTAACAATGAACTACAAGCCTTGAAACATGAAATCTCATCCAAATCATCAGAATTAATGATTGAACGAATAACTCTACCAGGCTCTTTTTTAATTATAGCCTGTATCATATTCTTATCTAAGCTTTCGTCTCTCTCACCTTGCATGATACGTCTACGTAAATCAGTGACTAAATCCATGTCACCATCTAAAATAGCTTTCTGTAACTCATCAAACAAACTCATGAATATCTCCTCCTCATCGATATATGCTTACGATTATAATAAGTATCAACATCTATCTCCTGTAACCTAGTATCTCTGTTAACATTTCTACTGTCAGAAAATTCCTTGTACTTATTACATGTACTATGACATCCAACATACCTATCCTCACACTTAAAGCAAGGTGCATTTTTAATCTTTAAACTCATCCCAACCACCTATAAAATAAAAAAGACATATTGTGTATATAACTAATATTATTATACACAATATGTCCCACAAAAACAACACTATTTAATTACCACGGAGCATCCTCTTCAGCACTATGCTCCTCTGTAGCAAAATCTCCCTCATTGTATGTTCCATCTTCTAATGCAGATAAAATATCTTTAAATTTATCTGTAGCAACCTCATTAGCGTCTATATTAGCAAGATTTAACATAGATTTAAGCCATTTAGCTTTATCGATGTAATCAGCATATGAATCCAAGAAAGCACTACTAGAATCAATCATCTGTAGATTAGAAACAAACTCCTCAACCCTAGTTGATGTCTCACTAGTAGGTAATGGTCGCATATAAATCTTAAAAGCACCAATATCAGAACCACGTCCACGATATTTTAAGTAGTTTTCACATAAATCTGTAATACCATTAATTAAAATCTGTTGAACCCTTAAAATAGAACGTGCATACCTTAAATCCTGTTTAACAAGTGAATTGTTACCCATAGAACCCAATGATTCAGCAAAACCTAAATATTGTTTAGGAACTTTTAAACTTGCAAAAAGTTTATCTGTAAAATAATCAACGTCAACAATAGATTGAACATCAACACCATCACCAATGCTCTCAACAGTAACATCACCCTTACCATCTCTAGTAGGTAAATAAATGTTACTATTAATTGGAACAGGTGATGGGTCAGACCTAAAACCTACACCCTTAGTCATTTTTGAATTAGCTTGAAATCTACGTCTAACATCAGAAAGCATTTGTTGTGTTTGACCGGCATTAGCGTTACCAACCTCAATCTTAACCAAATTAAACTGTGTTGAACGTGCAATACGTGATAATACAAGAATATTATCAATCAATGCATTAATCCTGAACATAGTCCTAGCACTATCTACAATAGACGTACCCACTACTCTATAGCAAGTTACCTCTTCTTGTGTATTATCAGACTTCCTAACATTCAACTTAATCTTCTCTCGTTTAGAAAGTTTAGAAGATATGAAATGTACAAACTCATCACTCTTCTCAAATTTAGCACTGCCACCCATAGTGCCTGAAGTGAATTGACCAGCCTCTTGATAGCTACCCTTATCAAATAAGTAATCCTCATCCTCATAGCCTAGAATATTACCCATATACTCTATACGTGAAACTAGATAAGGATTGATAACGTCTTCATAGTACACAGACTTAATACCACTATTAGCAGAACCAGCGTAGTACTCTCTCCTTCTTAGCTTGAAATCACCATGCTTAACAATCTCATATGCCCAAGACCATACTCTATCATCAATCTTAATATTATTAATCAAGAAATCTTCTAAGAACTTTTTCAAACCCTCATCAGAAGATTCAATCATAATAACTTTATTTGTTGTCTCATCAGAAGTACATGCATCATCGGCAATAATCTCCATAGCAGAACCAATCACTGAATCCTTAGACATCTCTTCATTCTCAGCAAAAATCTCTTTTAAAGAATAATCACCTCTAATGCCTTCAACAATTTGACCTAAAGTGTTTTTATCGTCTGTCCCTAGTAACTGTTGTAAATTGCTAGGAGATAGACTAACTGAACCCTCATTAATAGGTTTAGAGTGTATACTTTCAATATTACCATCAAAGAAAGTATTACCCCTATTATCCTCAACAATCTTAACCTCTCTAACAACATCATTAGGTACACTTTCTTTTATTGTACCTACCTCATCGATAATGTCACTAGAAATGCTAGTATCTTGTAAACCCCTACGATTTACAAATAAATCATACCATGCCATATATACCCCAATCTAATAGAAACCATTAATCTCCATCTCTTCTATCATATCATCTATCTGTTTATCTATCATCTCTTCAACTGATATATCAGTTGGTGCATCTATACCAGCATATGAACCTATCCGATTAGCCATTAAGAAATCATTAAACGTACCATTATTACCCTCAGCATCAGATACAGTACCTTGTAACGCATTTTGAATAGCACCACACAAACTATCAGATACGTCCTTAGAACCTACCCTAGTCCCAGTAACACCATCATTACCCTTACCCTCATAGTCAACAAATCCATCATCTGTAACTACTTTAGGATGGTCAACTTTACGTCTTATCCTATCATGTAACAAGTTAAGTAACTCATATCTAAGAATAGGATAATCGTATAGTTTTATACGTTTTTCATACATTATCTCTACTAAGTCTAGATAAGGTTTATCAGTTCTATCCACAGATAAATAACCTACGTTGAAACCCATTTCCTCTAGAATCTGTCTAGACTCCTCTGAGTTGAATATATCATATGTCAACTTACCTATCTTCATACCGATAACATTTACAAGATAAATAACAAAGTTACGTATTTTATAAATCGCTATCTTTTTAGGTGGTTTAGGTGGGTTAATACGTAACATAAAGTCAACCCCAAATACAGGCTTTTTAACACCATCTTCTTCTACGATATCATCAACATACACGCATGATATACCAGTACTATCCGTCCTAAACGATTGGTCAATATGAAGATATCTAGGCCTTTCAGGATACTTTAATTTAAAATCATCTCTTAGATAATCCTTAACATTAATATCATCGCCTGTAGATATTACAATCTCTTTTGATACAAACGGGTGATGTCTATTTACATCTATACAATCTTGCAAGACCATAGGTGAACTAAATAATTTACCCTGTGAACCTGTAGATACACCACCAATATCTTGTAAAGACCTCAATAAGTTAGCCTCAAAACCATTCCTTAAATCTACAGGAACTTTTAAGAACTTAGTCTGCATATGAGGTGGTAATTCTTCTATAGCTTTATTAATGGATTCATAATCCTCTAAACCATCAATATATTTGTGTTTAGATAATCCCTCAGAAACCCTATAGTTATTTACATCATCTGTAGAATTAACTATATTAGCCTCTAAATAGTTAGAACCTTTGAACACATAGAAGAACTTCTTACTGAAATTTTTTGGTTTTACGTCCCACTGAGCAGGTGCGGCAACGATTGTATGTGGGTCATTTCTAGACAACCTAATTTGACGTTCTGTAGCCGAGTTTTCATATGTAGCAGATGATACCAAAATATTTAATGAGTGATTGACACCACCATCTACGATAAAACGTGAATTAGACCTATTTACGATATTAGCATATAAGTCAGTAGCTTTCTCACTATCCTTAGACGGCCCATTGCCACCTAAGAAGTTAGCTTCGTCAAGCATTGAGCATATAACACTCATACCGATACTATCACTGGCACTCGAACCATATGCATATGAAATCCCCTCTGGGAATACTAGTAATGAATTAAGTCTAGGATTCCTCTGAAAATTTTCATTGAAATAAGGTGAATTATCAATTAATGCCCTATACTCACCAAAACCAGTCCGTTCAGCCTGTTTCTGATTGACTGAGAAATATAAGAACATGATATTTGTTTTAGACATTAAGTTAAACATAGCATTAATATTTCTAAAACAAGACAACTCATACATCTTACGCATCATGATTAACTCAGCGATTGTACTCTTCCCGACACCGATGCTATTATGTACAAATACACCAGATGACAATGCAAAATTATGATATGTATCTACCTCTAAGTCATAAACATCAACACAAGAATCTGTTATCTCAACTGAAATAACATTTGTATTATTTAAAGACATTAAAGATAAAATACTATTTAAGTCTTTTGCCTCAGTATAAGAGCCATCCCTTAACATAAACCTATGGTCAGGAGTACACCTAATCTCCTCACCATTATCTAATTTTACAATAGCAATTCTAGTCGATACCTTAGTCTTATGAACTGAATGAGCCAACCCAGGTACAATATCACCATCCGATGTACAAGAATAAACCAAAAATTTACCATCATACCCATATTCATCTAGTAATTCTAAGAAAGATAACTCTCTACCATCAAGTAAACTAACCTTAGTATCACCAGTAAAACATCCACTTAATATGACCGAATTAATCTTTTCATCATCTTTTCTTGTATCTCTAAATATATCAACTATAAAGTCTTTCCAATAAGGATATATGCTCTTCTGGTCAGAACCAACATAATAGTCAGAATTAATCCAATCCTCAATCCTAACTATATCTCTTACCTGTTCAACCCTACCACTATCTTCCCTACGTTGCATCTCCTCTTGTAGAAGTTTTACAAAATAGTCTTTTTCCTTATCAGTCATAGCAGTATATGAACTAGAATCACCTAATAATTCTTCTAATCTAGCATTACCCATATATCAACCCTTTGACTTTGTAATAGCGTATAAAATTTCTTTTAACTTATCGCTAGGTACAGATGATAACAACAATGAAAGCTTATCAATATCAGTAGAACCATCATTGTATTTTCTACGTTGCTCTTCTAAAGCTAATGCTGTACGTTGATTAATCCTAGATAACTCAGCATACATTGTAAATGCCATCCTGACCCTACTCTCTAACTCCTCTGGAGAAAGGTTCATAGCGGCAGATTCACTAAATAAAATTTCATTAGACGTATCTAAAAACTTTTGTAGCTGTGCCATTAATGTAAAATTATTTAATGTATTATGTGTTAACCCATATTTAAACTTTACATCAGTCGCACTAACAAATCGATTTAAATCATCAGACGGTGCTAAATCTTTACCATCAATCCAATTCTCTAAATCTTGACTAACATCCCCACTACCACTAGGTAGACTTGTTGTACTATGCCTAGAACCATCCTCAATATCTAACACATCCATAGCTGACATTGTTGTCTTTAATGAAGTACTATTAGTATCCTCATCAATATCTTCTGTATCTTCACTACCTATTTGACTATCTTTAGTATCTTGTTTAACCTCTTCTCCCTCACCCTTAGCTAAGATAGAGATTAAATCATTATTATCCATAGGAGATACCATATTATAACTATATTACCTACTCTTTTAAAATTAACCCTCTTCTGACACTTCAGAAGTATCTTTATCACAACATACACTGTCAGATGAAGTCTCAACACTCTTCTTAACAGCATATGGTTCAATATTTTCTACAAAATTAACTAAAGCCTCACCCTCTAGTGTATCTTTAACACCTAAGGCATTGGCAACTGACAACACAATACGTCTTGTAGCTAACTCTGTCTTTTTATAAATATTACCAGCATTTACAATAGATGCATTAGAGAAATTCCATTTCTTAACATATGCATACATCTTGACATTATTAATTCCCCTCTCTAAAGCTTTATTGCTAGGAATATTAAAATTTGTACCACTACAAATATCGATGAATTTTAAATAATCGTCACCCAACATATATTTAACAAACTCTAGAACAGGATTACCAATAGAAACACTTAAATACTCAGCATATAAATCTTTCTCTTCATCACTCATAGTAATTGTAGAAATAGAACCATAAGAACTCATAATACCCCATCCTTAAATAATGAACTCAACTCTCGTTGTCGCATCTCCCAAAAAAGTAATCCAACAACACGATTAACAATATCATTACTGCATTTTAATTGACTACCAACCTTATGAGAAATATAACCATCTAACTTAAATCCATATGATTTTAACTTAGAAATAACTTTATCTTCTAAAGCATCACCAAAGCACTTAAACCTCATACAAACTAAATGTACTAGACTATAATCAACAGATGCTACCTCATCTTCAAAATAATAATCTAAACTACCACCATCATCAAAAGTTGTATCAAAATCTACTGTGTCAAACTTATTCTTATGATATAAGAAGTTATGCATGTCATTCCTCATACCAGTGTATAAGAATGTACATAAATTCCCCTTATCACTTCTAAAATTATCACTATGAATCATTCTCACAGCTTTTAACACACCAATAGAAACTAAATCTTCTTTATCTTCCCTACTGGCATAGAAATGCTTCCTTACTATAATCTCAGCTAATGTTATTAACTTAGTAGAAAGCACCTCTTCATCTAACAAATCATCTTCGTAAAGTTGTAAAGCCATCTCTTTAATACCCCAAATTTTAAATATAGACTGTTAATTAGAAAATGTAACTACTAATTACCATTATAACACAAAAAGTGCAGATATTAAATACCTACACTTTTCATTATTATTTATATGTAATTGTTAAGACTTACTAATAATTGTATCAATAAAGCTATATTTACTATCTAACTCAGCCTTTAGAACTTCTAATGGGTCTAAGTTGTCATGTAAAATCATATCTATATTGTTTTTAGAGAAACCACTCATAATAACCAACCCATTATCATTCTTCTGTAATGGTACTGTATTATTATAAGACGCTACATTCCAAAATACCAACTTAGGTAATTTATACCCAACAGATTCAAACTTTTTAGCAATCTTTTCAAATAAAGTATCATTGTTAAAATTAGTACCCATAGCAGAATTGAACTGCATATCAGATACAACTAAAACGGTACTAGGTAAATCCTTAGCATCCACCTTGTTCTTAACAGATGTATCTAGAATTAAGTCAAATACACTTTCAACATTTGTAGTAGACCAATCATCATACTCATCTAATACAGAAAGCTTATCACGTAACGTATTGCAAGTACTTAAATCAACAATCTCTGGCTTAGAACTGAATGTGATGAATTTATCTTTATAGTACTCAGACTTATTATGCTGTGTAGTATAAATTGTCAATGCATCAGCAATATCTAACACAGAAACACTTGTACCAAAAGCACTAGTTGTCATTGAACCACTACCATCACGTACCACTAAAATATCATTATAGTCTTTAGGTACTTCTTGTGCATCCCACAAAGCTTCTAATGTCTCATCAGCTTCGACATCCCACTTATTTTTATATTTACTAATGATGTCATATAAATACATCTTACCAGCATTAATCTTAACATCACCATTCGATAAATCTTCTAAATACTTAGAACGTCTCTCTTCATCATGTCGCATAAATGCATTACGATAAATTAAATTAGCCTTAGAAGTAACACCTTGATAGTTAATCTCACCCCACTGATTGTTAGACATCTTACGTTCAACAACATCAATGTTTTTACGTAGTGTAGATAACATTCTACGATAAGACTTAGATGACATTTCTAATGCCTTTCTAAATCTAGTTGCTAACTGTCTAGTTTTACGAGAAGTTGTATTTTCAGATGGCAACCACTTAGCTAAAAGAGATACGCTTTCATCATTTTTATTATGTAAAATATCTTCACTTAACTGATATTTTACATAATTAAAGATATAATTCTTAGAGTCTTTATTTGTTGTAGTATCCCACACATAGATTAAATCATCAAATCGACCTAATACCTGTAACTGTTTAGACTGTAATAACGCAAAAATTAACTCTGGAACATTATTAGCAATCTCAGTTAAAATTAGTCGATAAGAAGAACGCTCCCCTAAACCACCATTAATGTCACGTAAATACATTAACCACTTAATCGTGTAATTAGCATCCTCTTGAATTGACTTCTTAAACAAAGAGTAAATAGTATCTAGGGCAATTAAGTTACCACTAGATAAATACTCAATGGCTTTATTTCGTAACAAAGGTACCGAATTATTTAAATCCAACAAAGCACTTCCTGTTGTTTTATAGACAACGGCACCATTTGTAGTTGTAGTTTTTACATTATTTTTTAATAATTCCACAAAATCATTCATAATAAATCTCCTTATAATTAATGAATGTAACTAGGTAGAATTAATCCTACCTCTAATAATCTATCTGTAAAAAGCTTAGCATACTTTTCTATCATAGCACGTAGCTTTTTAAGAAATTCTAATAAATCTTTAGTACCCTCATATGACTCGGTAAAGATTGTTAGCTGAAACATATAGTAACCTAACAACTTATTATACATCTCATTATATGACAAACCTTCGATAATAAAGTTTTCAGGAAGATTCATAATACTCTCAAAATCTTTCTTGAAGATACAATTTTGTATTTCCTCTAAAGTAGCTTCATAACCTAAAGAATTTGTCTCTAGAATCTCATCTAATGTATATGTCTCTTTTAATGTACATGTCTCTTTTTCACTATTTTCAGACATAAAAAAACCACCCCTTATACTAAATCATATCACTTACACTATCTATAAGATTATACAATCAAACTACGATTTTCAACATCCAGACCCAAATCAATAGAAATCTTATATAAAATTGTGATATGACCTTTTACTAGCATAAGAAGTGGTTTTATGTTAACAGTAGCATAATCTACCATCGTTCTTTTTAACCATTATAAATAGCTGTATGGGCCTATTATTTAAAAGGAGATTAAATTATGAACAAGACTCAGTCGTTTTTATTTTCCAAAGCATAAAAATTTTAGTTTTTGCTGTATGAGTCTTTTATAACTTTTACCCCCACTATATATAATTTTTATCACTATATTTTATACAAGACTCAATTAATGTATACCCAACATAAATTAGCTGTTTGAGTCTTTAAAATATAATTTTTTATGTAACAAGATGCCTTATATCTAAAAACCTGGCAGATAATTATTGCTGTACGCATCTTTATTTACATTTGCTAATCATTAAGTTAGGTACAACATAGGAGTGAAAAATAATGTAGACTATGTGTTGTTATGTACATACTATACGCTGTACCTAACCCTTGACTATATATTAACACAAACACTAAACATATGCAAGTATTAATTACAAAAATTTACTAAACTTTATCACCTAACAGGTCTTCCATACTTACTAGCTACAGATTGAACAGAACCAACACCACTCTGTGAACGTTTCTTTTCTAAAGCACCCTGTACAACCTTATACATGTTAAGTAACGTAGCTTGTGTATATGGTATATCAACAAACATATTCTTAACCCACGTGGACATGTAACATTGAGCAATAATATTGAAATCACTACCATATGTATCTACCAATCTCTTGATATCTTTATGCCTACAATCAAACCCACAGAAAGAACGTAAACTTTCAGTCATAACAATAGACCAATCAGACTGTAGATTATCTTTAGGTATGCTTAGTAAATCATTGATATTAGATAAAACAGAATCTTTGTCATTCTTATATGTAGCGATTAGATAATCACAGAATAGTGTTACAGATGATTTAATGCTATCCTTGAAATCTTCCTCACCTAATAAAATGTATTTATCTAGTAACATATGTGCATTACGCATATGTCCACCAGACCTATCAGCTATCAACAACTTAATCTCTTCAGAAAGATTTAAACCTCTATCTTCTGATACCTTAGTTAAATTATCTACAATAGCCTCTACTGGAACATCATTGAAATTAATCTCTAATGCCCTACTACGTATAGTCGGTAACAACTTTTGAGGGTCTGTAGTCGCTAGAATATAAATCGTCTTACCTTTAGTCTCCTCAAACATTTTAAGCATGGCTGCCTGAGCTTGTGATGATACTGTATGTGTTTCGTCAAGGACGACTATTCTCCAATAATCCCCAAATGAAACAGTAAAGATATCACGTAGTTTTTTAATCTCTTCAACATTACCCACAACAGTAGAGTCAAATTCATAATAGAAAGGTGAATTTAATAAATCATAATTCTCATCTTTAATATTATTTAACTCTCTACCAACAATACGTGATGCAGTCGTGTTATGATTAATCAAGCCATTAGCTGTAAATGTAGCTGTACCCTCTACAGTTAAATCATACACATCATACTCGTTATACAATTCTTTCTTAGAAGAAACTCTAACAAACCTATAGTCTTCTAACAACTGATTATATCCCTTAACAACTCTATCTTTGAGAACATCAACACCAATAAGCTTAGCAACACCAACTAACCTATAATAAGAATCTATTGAAATAGACTTAGTTCTCTTATTAGTAATAAATCTAAAGTCACTATCCATAATGTTCATATAATGAGATAGTGGTAACTCCCCTAAATTGTAATTTTCTTTAATAAACTGATACATCTTATCAGCAATATATCTTGTATATTCGTCATTAGGTATTTTTAATTTACTACACTTATAGTCTTTATAACATTCAAGGATGCCACTAACAACACCCAAATCTGAGAATAAACTCTCAAAAGCTTTATTTCTACTAACAGAATCTGCTATCTTCAAGTCATATAAACTACCACTAACAGCACCAACCTGTGTAACTATACCAAGTAAATAGAACAGTTGTTGTAAATCTCTTGCAACACTCTCCGTAAAATTACCGAACTTAAACTCAAAGCCTTTACGATAATACTCACATACAACAGATAAGAAACCACAAATAAACTCTCTATTTGATGAGAATACAAATTCAGGTATTGCAACATCTGTAAAGAAGTCTTTTATGTATCTACTCAAACTAGTTTTAATACATATACCCTTATTATCTACTATACTATAGTAATCCTCTTTTAAACCTTTTGAAAGATACTCAACATTAGTAGATGCTATGACGATACCATCAAAATAGTAATCATTCACATAGCCATATGACAATATATTGAAAAATAAAGTCCCTAAGAAATACCCTTTATCTCTCTCTGAGATATCTTCTTTCATAAACTCATATGTTTTAGATTTATTATCAAATAACATATCATGCTTTAAAGGTATAGCTACAAAATCATCTGTTGTAATATCTCTAAGCTTTTTCCAATGTAAACCGCCATTAGCACCATACACCCTAACCCTATGATTATATGTACCTCTAATCTTAAAACTAGGAGAACTAATCTCTACTACTTTCCTCTTACCACCATAATAATAATGCGTAGCTGTACTACCAACAACTTTAATATTTTGAGGAGAAATATCCATAAACCCCTCTTCATCATACTCAGGGTTTTGTACTAACTCATCTATTCTCTTATACCCATCACTTGTATGAACCCTTGTATCACCAGTTACACATTTACCAGTACCAAAGCTACCACAAAATAATAACACTTTAGGTGCATTTTCTGGGTTTTTAATAATTGCCTTTATTAGACGTTTAGCCTCTTCTTGACCAGCCATATCGTCTAATGTCTTAGGACGTAACTCTTGACTTAGCATATAATCTCCTAACTGTAGTTTTCAATATAATTCATGTTTATTTCTTTTACAAGATATGATGTATCAACATTCGATAGTACACTAGACACATCACTACCAACGATATACTTCTTAGATTTTATATTCTGTAAAACAGAAATAGGTATGACTAGATAATCTGATTCCAACTTTTTATTTCTAAATTGAAACCCTTTAAAACATATTACTATCTTATTAGTAATAGTCCACCACTTAGGAACTAAAAACTTTCTATTAACACCACGTACCGAAATATTACACATAGTATCTGTTATAGTATCTACATTATCAATCATCCCTACAATAGCTTTATTAACATCTCTATCTTTCAAACCAAATCACCTCACCACAATAAGAATAGCTAATCTAATACACTATAAATATAACATACATACTATGTATTGTAAAGTTTTGTAATTGCAAAATAAAAAAGAGTAGGTATTATCTACCTACTCTTTTAAGACTATGAAATTATTTCAATTCTGTACCATAAGCATCACGATATGTATGTTCACCATACTGAGTGTTTACTTGAACACGTTCAACTTTGTGAATTTCATTATCAGAACCACTCTCACGTACAACCACGAATCGTTGTGCTTTTTCTACGTCTTTCAATTCAGGTTCAAACTCTTTAATAGCTTTAACCATGTTAGCATCCATTACAGCACCACGTTGTAATGCACGATATAAAGCAGTTGCGAACTCATAACGAGTCATAGCTTTATCACCTTTATAAGTACCATCTGGGTAACCTACTAAGAAACCTTTATCAGACAAATCTTTAACAAAATCATATGCCCAATGTGTTTTAGGTACATCATGATATTCTACATCAAAATCAGTACCCTCTACAGCATTTAAATGTTTAACAAGATTATCGTATTTTTGAGCCAATGCTTCATATTTTTTAGCTAAGTCTTGAACGTCTTTAGCTACGGCTGTATTAGCATTAGTAACTTGTTTAGAAGATTTACCGATACGGAATGTCGCACCAGCATTAATCATATTATCACCAGTACCAAATGTAGCACCTAAAGATAATAATGTATTTTCGTTAGGATGTGCGAACACACCAACTGCTACAGCATTAGAACCTTTATAGTTACCATAACCTACAGCATACTCAACCTTTTCATTAGCATTGAAAGAAAGAGGATGCAAGGCACTCAAAGCGGCTGCATTAGCACCAACCTTAGCTACCTGTTTATCTGTATAGTTATTAGCTTTAACTACTGCACCTTCACCAACAACATTAATCTTATCATCTAAAG